GAGCCCACTCGGACTCATTGGCACGATAGATGTAATCGGCAATAACCTCTTCGGTGTCAGATACATCACAATAAATCTTGTCGCCATAAGTGTCGAAGACAATGGGCGAGTCATTCACTGTCACCGCAGAGACAGTCAGCGTTCCTGATGGAAGCTGGTAGGCTGCGTCAAAGCGGCCTGTGGGTGGTGCAACGATACGGCTTAGAACCGCTTGGTTGGTTGCGAAGCCCCAACGAGAACTCGTCAGGGCTGCGCGGGCAAGGTCTTCATACATTGCATCGCAAACATCAGCTTCGACTGTTCCGTCCGCAAAGGACAAAATAGGAGAACCGCCCATCAGAATTGATGCACGGGAACATACTTTGATCGCTGTGTTTGCTGTATCTGGCATGAAAGCTAGGGGGGCCGAAGCCCCCCTCCTCTATTAGTTGTTGTCGAGAACTTCGTAGATGCCGTTGCTGTCGATAGCAATCGCACCCATTGACATCATTGATGTGGCGAGGTGTGCGACTTTCTCAGGCACATAGTTGATCTCTGTGGCAACATCTGCGTTCACGCCAAGGCCAACGGCTGTGGTGTGGTATGCAAAGTTTTTGCCGCCAGCTACAGCAGACGTTGAGAAAATCTTGAAGCCCAAGAATTCTTTCATTGTCATGCCGCCTGCGAATGGCAGGTTCTGTGGGCCAACATAGTCGCTTGACGCAAACTCGTTGATTGAGAACAGGTCAGCAAAACCAGCAGGTGACATAGCGATATAACGCTGGCCATCTTCTGGAATGTCGGCTGTGCCAAATGTCTCAAACAGTGTGAGAAGGTCAGCTTTTGCAAGCGCACCAGATGTGTCTGCGATTTGCGTGGCGTTTGCACCAGCGTCCATTGCGGCAACAAGAATCTCATCTGTCTTACGACCGAGTGCAGCAGCAGCAGAAGTCGCTACGGCTTGACGCTCGTTGATGTTGATCTTGAGCTCGTCGAGCTTGTCGATGTATTCCGCTGCATAGAAGTCGGCCATTGTGGCTTCAACATTGGTGTGCGCGAGCTCCATAGGAGTTACGTTGCCGTTGCGTGCTTTTGTTGAAGCTGTGCCTGCGCCGATCTTCTGAAAGCGAGCTACTGAGCCGCTGACGTTTGTTGAACGAACAGTGTTGCGCAGCTTGGAGCCCATGCGCTGATACGCCATGTGAACTTCAGTTTCAAACTGCTTGATGAATGCTTGGTCGATTGTGTTAGCCATCTTAGCTATCCCTATAAAAGTTGCAGTAAACGGGTGTCCGTTCCTTCACTTAAGCAAGGGTGTCCTCTCGGGCCTCTCAGTGCATCACGGGCCGTGATGTTGCAGAATCAACACTATATGTATCCTCAATGCAACGCACAAAATGAACCGTCATGTTCTCGTTCTCGTCAGTAAGCAGAACTTCTGGGTAGAACCCAAGGTGAACAAGCCAGTTGTGAATGAATGTATTCTCTGACCAGACGTTGCAGTAAAGCGTTGGATAAAAGTGGTGATAGAAATCAATCAGGCTTGGCGATGCCTTAACAAAAGAGCGCCAATGCTTTCTGATTTTCTTGGAAAACATGGTCCACATTATGCTGTGGTCTACGCCGCAGATAGCGATAACTTCGCCATCAACCTTCACAACGTGCGTCATTTCGCCATCAAGTAGATCGGGGAGAAGTCGCTCGGGCGTATCTTCGTAAAGCTCGTATATCTCACGCAAGTTTTCTTTGCTGAGGTTTTTCATAAGAGCCTCAATGTCCCCAAGCTCTGCTTGATAGAGCTTGAGGCCATGACTTTGGAGAAGCGGCTTAACCATAAAGCTTCTTAAAACCTTCTTCTACCTGACGGACAAAGGCTGGATCGCGGTGAACAGGGTGGTGGTAACGATCATCCTTCATCATTTCACGCAGATCGGCTTCAGAAGAGCCTGCGCTTGGCGCTGAATTGCCAGAGAAGGAGCCATCCTTCATTGCTTCCATCATATGCTCAAGAGCTACAATGCCTTCAGCGCTCTCACACATGCGCTCAATCGCTGGCAGTGCATCCTGCGGGAAGAACTTTGTGGCGAAGAGTGAGGCTGCGTTGATACGATCAGCAGCATTGTCGCCCAGCTTGCCACGCTCTGCATCAAGGTCTGGTCCCTGATCCATGCCAGAAGCCATATACATCTCAATGCCCTTCTGGAACTCGTCTTGGCTATAGCCGTTCTCAAAGGCGTGATCGGCCCACCAATTCAAAAGCTCGCTGTCAACGGCAGTCTCAGGGTCAACTGTCTCTGGAAGCTGATAGTCTCCAGCAGATTCAGGACGTTCTGAATAAGCTTCTTGCTGAAGCTCTTCCATGATTGCATTGCGAAGGTCTTCGTCCTTGGCGCCGATCTTGGATTCAAGTGCCTTGTATGCTTTCGCTAGGTCTTCTGGTGTTTTGTATTTTTCAGGCAACCATTCTGGGCGGTCTGTCTCAGCGGCTTGCGGTGCTTCGACCTGCACCTCTGCGGCTGGTGCTGCATCAGCTTCTACTTCTGGTGCTGCTTCTGCCTGCATCAATGATTCGGTCATGTCTTACTCCTGTGTCCATGTGAGATACGCTGCTCGATAAGGCCAACGATGTAACGCTGTCCCTCGATGTGGCGCAATTCTTCTGTTGTGACATTGGGGCCGTTGACCATCTCGATGGTGACGGAGCGCAGATACCGAAGAACCTCTTTACCTGTGGGGCTTTCAAATATCTGCGCTACGTTTTGACTGATCTGTGAATCAATCTCTGATTTACGTTGGTATCCGTCAATACCAATATTAACCTTGTTGCTCAACGGGCATCCCTTGCTGTTGCTGCGCCATTTGCTGCGCTATTGCAGCTATTTGTTTACGCTGTTCTTTATCTCGAATCAAGCGTTCTGGCACACCAAACTTTTTGGCAAGGTAAACTGCGGACTCTTCACCGTCGATAAGCAACTGAAGCATCTCTGGACCGAAGGCCCCACCAACCATCTCAAGGAAGCGAGCAACCGTTGTGATGTCTTGGTTTGCCTGAGCCTGAGCAAGCGGTGATGTTGCTCGGATTTTAACCTCACGACCGTTCACTGTCGGGAGCTCAATGCGCCCCTGCTTCTTCAGGATGTAGATTACACGCTGAATAACTGGCTGCACCAACTCTGACTGCAAGCGACCAAAGGCAGCACCCATGCGACGAGACAGGTCGGCCATACGCTCCGCTACTTCAGTGGCGGTGGCTGGCGTTTTATCTGGGTTTCCAAGCATGTCGTTGTACAATGCGTTCTTAATATTAAGGCGCATATCACTCAGAACCAACTGGGCAACATCGAAGCGACCAGCCGCTTGGATTGGCTGAAGACCAGCACTGCCCATAGCTTTTGGAATGATAGACCCTGGAACAAGCTGAATCGTGTCTGGGTTTACAACGCCATCATCCTCCATCTGGTAGATGCCAGAGATTGCCATCTGAGCATTCTCAAGGATCAATTCGATGGTGAGGTTGGTAGTCTTAATTGCAGACAGCGCATTGATCAGCGGACCACGACCATAGACTTCGCCAGCGCACTTGGTCCAGCGGAAGCAAACGTATGGATTGGAGCCAACGCCCTGCATTTCTTTCTTATACAGCAGCGTCTTTGTAGTCATGCAGATTGCGTAGTGCAGAAACGCCTCTTGGTTCTT